GCCCGGCACTCCAAGGAGCTCGAGGTGGAGCTCCCCGCGAGGGAGGCCCGCCGTGACGAGTCCGCGCATGCGGAGACCGACCGGGAGCTGCGGTCGGCCGGGTACAGCCGTCGGGCGCGGACCAGCGCGTTCGAGACCCGCGTGAACCCGAACCGCACCGACGGCCAGGGCGGTAACTTCGTCCCGCCGCTGTGGCTGATCGATGAGTACATCGAGCTGCCCCGGTTCGGCCGGACCACAGCGAACCTGTGCAAGAACATGGCCCTGCCCTCAGGCACGGACTCGATCAACCTGCCGAAGATCGCGACAGGCACCACGACCGCGATCCAGACCGCTGACGCCGCCGCGGTGTCATCCACGGACCTGACCGACACTTCGGTGTCGGCGCCGGTCCGCACCATCGCCGGTCAGCAGGACATCGCCATCCAACTCCTGGACCAGTCCCCGATCAGCTTTGACCAGGTCGTCATGGCTGACCTGCTCGCGGACTACGACCAGAAGCTCGACGTGCAGGTCATCAACGGGTCGGGTGCGTCCGGTCAGGTCACGGGCATCTTGAATGTGGCCGGTATCAACGCGGTCACGTACACCGACGCGACACCGACGCTGCCCGAACTGTGGGTGCCGCTGCTGCAGTCCGCGTCACTGATCGCGAAGAACCGCAAGCAGGCCGCAACGGGCGTGGTCACGATCCCGTCCACGTGGTACTGGGCACTGTCGCAGTTGGACACCACGAACCGGCCGCTGATCCTGCCGAACACCAACGCCATGAACAGCATGGGTGACAGTGGGCTGCTGGAGTCTGACGGCCCGGCCGGGATGTTCACGTACGGGCTGCCGTCGTTCATGGACGGCAACATCCCGTCGAACCTCGGCGCCGGCACCAACGAAACCAGGATCATCACCGCCAGGTGGCAGGACCTGTACCTGTGGGAAGGCGCGATGCGGACCCGCGTGCTCTCCGAGATCCTCTCCGGCACCCTCCAGGTCCGGATTCAGGTCTACAACTACGTCGCGTTCATGGGCAACCGCCGGCCTGAGTCCATCTCGGTCATCAGCGGAACCGGCGTCATCCCAGCGGCAGGCTTCTAGCCTCCCCTGAACTGGTGGGGCGTCGCCTTTCCCTCACAGGGTGGCGCCCCACCACCCCAACCCCTTCACCCCTTTCGGAAGGACCCCCCATGCCTCTTGTCTCCGGCGGTTACCCCGTCAAGTCCGACGACTTTGCCCTCGCTGGTGGCGTGGTCGTCCGCTACAACCTGTCCCGCCGCGTCGCGACGTCCGACGCTGCGGCGTTGACGACGCAGGTCATGACGTCGGTCGCGGTGAACCTCCAAGCGGGTGACATCGTCACCAGCCTGGCGTTCCGTTCCGGCGCGACCGCCGCGGGTACACCAACGAACTGGTGGTTCGCCCTGTACTCCCCGGCGGGGGTGTTGCTCGCACAGACCGCGGACCAGACCACCACCGCGTGGGCCGCTGACACCGTCAAGGACGTCGCGTTGGCCACAGCGCAGACCGTCGCGGTGTCCGGGCTGTACTACGCCGCGGTCATGGTCAAAGCCACCACAGTCCCCACCCTGGTCGGCCTCACGTTGGGTCGTGCCGGGGTGTCCACGGGGTTCCTGTCGACGGACAAGGTCCTGTCGCAGACGTCTGGTGCGGCGTTGACGACGACCGCGCCTGGCACGATTGCGACGCCGACGGCGATCGCTGCGTGCCCGCTCGTGGCGGCGCACTGATGAGTGTCCGTGCCGCTTATGTTGCGGCGTTGAGGGTTGAGCGGGAGAACCTCGCCCGCCGGGCGGAGGGTTCGTCCGCGGTGAAGCGTCGCCTCGGTGAGGTTGATGCGCAACTCGCCGGGTTCGCTGATGAACCACAGGAAGCGGTAGTGGAGACGGCCGTCCCCGGCCGCCCGGTCACCGGCGCCCGCACCAAGGCGGCCAAGGCTGCGCCCAAGACCCCAGCCAAGTAGCCGGAGGCCCTGATGGCTCAGATGTCTGCGGGGAACACCCCCGCACCCCCGTCCGTGGCGGCACTGGTCACCGCTGAGGCTACGACTGCGCGGAACGCGTCCAACCTGACCAGCGGCACCGTCGCCGACGCACGCCTGCCTGTGACCGCACAGGCTGCGACCCTTAGTTCCACATATGCAGCGGTCACCAACCCTGCCAACGTGGGGACCACGCCCGCAGACGGCCCCGTGTTTATGTTCGGTGGCGTCCGCAAAGTTGCCATCAGAGAACAGGGCTCGGCAGGGCAGGCTCCCGGCGCTGGGGTTGTTGAGGTTGATGACACCACCACAGGCCGCAAGATCAACCTGACCCATTACCAGTATGGGGCGACCCTTCAAGGCACCGGCACGAACGGAACCATCTTCGAGATGTGGCTTGGTGACGATGTGACCGAGGGCGGCCCCAACCTCTCCGTCCGCCACAACGGCAACGGCAAGGGCGCGACAATCCAGGCGCGGGATCAGGCTGACTACTCCGGTGTGCAACTCGACTTCCGCGTCCAGACCCGCCCCAAGATTGCCGTGGAACTCAGCGCCTCTCTGCCGTCAGCCACCGTGTTCGCCATTGAGAACCCCAACGCTGGGGGGTTAATCGCCTTCGCCACCAACTCTGGTGGGGGACTGACTGACCGCCTCACCATCCTGAACGACGGCAGTGTGAAGGTCCAGGGGATGCTGAACAGCCAGTACCTCACCGACCTGACCAACACCATCGCCTACATACAAACCGACCTTGACGGCACCCACGCATTCGCCCTGAACAACAGGCAGGCCTCCAGGATTCCGTGGTCTGTGCGCGGTGCCGCTGCGCAGACCGCCGACCTCGTAGAGCACTACAGCGGCACTGCCATCGTCGGGGGTGTGACCAAAGATGGGCGCTTCCGGTTCGTCGCAGGCAACGAACAGACCACCATCGGCGCAGCAGGCGGGGCCTCCGCACTACCTGCGACCCCAACGAAGTACCTCAAGGTCGTTGACTCTGCCGGAACGGTGCTCATCATCCCCGCTTATGCGGCTGTCTGATGAACCCCGCCGCGATCCTCGCCCTCATCAGTGACCTCTACCAACAGGTCGCCAACCTCACCGAGGAGAACAAGACCCTCCGTGAAGCCGCTGCGCAGCCGCCTGTACCGGAGCCAAACCCCGTCCCATAAGTCCCGGATATGCCCTACCCACGTTCGACCAACTGAAGAGGGAGTGACATGGCCATAGACCTCGGCGACCCGTACCCCCTCGCAGTATTCATCACCGACGATCTGGGTGCCCCCGCGAACGCCGGGACCGTAGTCGTGACCGTGACCCTGCCCGACCTCACCTCAGTGACCCCCGCCGTCACCAACGGCGCTGTTGGTACATACACCGCTTCGTACCCCACAACCCAAGCTGGCCGTCACACCGCCCGTTGGGTTGCCACCGGGACGAGCACCCCGACATTCACGCTGCCGGTTGCGTACACCGACGAGTTCACAGTCCTGCCCGCAGACCCCGGTTTCATCATCTCCCTGGCCGACGCCAGAGCCGGACTGTCCATGGTCGCCGCGAACACCGTCAAAGACGAAGACCTCCGCACGTACATTGCTGCCGTGTCACCGATCATGGAAGACATCGTGGGGCCCATCCTGCGGACCACGAGAACTGAGACGTACGACGGCGGGTCCACGCGGATCGCCCTCCTGTGGTCCCCCGTCATCAGTGTCGCGACCGTCACCGAGTCCTACGGCACGTTCGCGCGGACCCTGACCGCCCAGGACGTCTTCGCCGGTTCGGGCCTGGACTCCTACGGGTACACCGTGGACCTGACTTCGGGTGTCCTGTCCCGGCGCTTCGCTGGGATCTCCGGGCCATTCCCGGCCGGGCGCCGCAACATCCAGGTCACGTACGTGTCCGGGCGGGCCAGCATCGGCGGGAACGTCCTGCTCGCGACCCGCCGCCTGATCCGGCACCTGTGGCAGTCCGAGCAGCAAGGGTACCGCCCGCAGATGGGCGCCCCCGAGACAGCGATGGGGTACACCCCGTCAGGGTTCGCCGTCCCCAAAGCCGTCCTGGAGCTGTGCGCCGCTGACACCCGCGTACCGGGCATCGCCTGATGCCGCAGTCCATCGCCGGGGTCCTCGACACCCTCTACACGAACCTGACAACCCTGTTCGTCGGGCAGACGGGGACGGACGGGTCGCCTGTGCTGGTGACGTTCGGCCCGCCCGGGCAGTACCAGCCGTCCGCGATCGTGTCGATCTTGGACACCACCACGCAGATCACCCGGCCCACGATGGGTCCGAACCGGTCCCGTGAGATGGCCGCTGACGTCACCGCCGTCATCTCCGTGTACACCCCCGGTGACGAAACACAGCAGCAGGTGTCCACCGATAACGCGTTCGCCCTGCTGACCGTGCTCGAATCGAACCTGCGGACCGCCCCGAACGAACGCCTCGGGGGTGCGTCGTGGGATGCGTGGGTGTCGAAGGCTGACCCGGTCGCGACGGTCGCGTACGCGTACTCCGACGACCCGAACGCCCCACCTGTCCCGACCGGCCGGGTCACCGAGATCACCGTCACCGTCACCGCCCTGATCCGCTACTAACCACCCCTTCCTTCTCCAGCCCTGTTGCGTCGCAACGGGGTCCGTTCCCATGCCCCGGAGGGCGACATGCACCTGAAGAACGTCAACCCGCTCGGGGCCGTGGACCTGCCCCTCATCGGCCGAACCCTCGAACCCGGCGAGGTCTTCGAGGTCACCGACGCCCACGGGAAACACCTGCTCGAGCAGGCCGGGAACTACGTCGAGGTCAAGGCCCCGGCGACCAAGAAGGGTGACAGCTGATGGCCAGCGTCCAAGACTCCAGCATTGGTTTCATCGAGGAAGTCACCTACGGGACGTCGCCGGGGGCGGTGACGAGGTGGCCGGAGTTCACCGACACCGACCTCGGGTGGAACCCGAAACGCGTCCAAGGCCAAGGGTTGCGTGTCGGCGCCCGTGTCGCCCGGTCCGGTCGGCGGGTCACGACGTCCGTTGAGGGCTCCGGCGGGTTCGACATGGAAGCCACGTCCAAGGGCATGGGCCTGCTCTGGAAGTGGGCCCTCGGCGCCGGTGTGTCCACGGTTGTGCCGGCCACGACGACGTACCAGCAGGTCTTCACCCTCGCCGACGCACCACCCTCGTTCGTCCTGCAGGAAGGCCTCGTGGAGGTTGGTGGGACCGTCGACCCGTCCACGTTCCTGGGTTGCATGATCGCCGGCTGGGATTTGACGTTCGCGAACGACGACATCGTGAAGGTCAAGTACGCGTTGGACATCCGGGACATGGGCACCGCAACGGGGTACGCCGCACCGTCGTATGCGGCGACGCCGTCGCTGTTCCACTTCGCCAACGCGTCGCTGTCCACCGGGGCCCTGACCGCGCCGACCACGACCGTCCTCGGGTCGGGTGCGACCCCCGTTGCTGACGTGATGGGCGGGTCACTGTCCGTGAACCACAACCTGAACAGCATCAAACCCATTGGTGGGGCGGGAAAGAAAGCGAAACCCACCGTCGGGCTGCGGACCATCACCGGGGCGTTGGACATCGACTACGACAACACCACGTTCCGTGACGCGTTCATCAATGACACCCCGTTCAACCTGGTGTTGACGTGGACCGGTGCCGCGCTGTCGTCTGGCCTGGAAACCCTGCAGGTCATCGTTCCGGAGATCAAGTTTGACGGGGACCTGCCCAAGCCGAACGGGACGTCCCGGATCGCGCAGAACATGAAGTTCACCGGCCTGGACAACCTCACCGCGACCCAACCCCTGTGGGTGGTAACACGCACGAGCGACGCAGCCCTGTAGGTCACGCACACTTGGGATGCCGTGCTATAGAATCAATGCATGACATGCTCAATAGAAGGATGCGAAGGGCCAGCGAAGGCGCGCGGTTGGTGCCAAGCGCACTACATGCGGTGGCGTAGCACTGGCGACACCGGCCCTGCGATCATCGTCCGGCGTCAACGTGGCCGGACCTGTTCAGTCGACGGGTGCGAACGCAAGCACCAAGGCAACAGCTACTGCGACACCCATCTAGTCCGGTTCATCAAATATGGCGATCCCGGACCTGCCGAGATAGAACCACGGCGCCCTGGCGCTATCTGTTCGATCGACGGGTGCGAGAGTCCGATCGCGGGGCGAGGTTGGTGCAACGCTCACTACATCCGGTGGCGGGCGACCGGCGATCCGGTCACGCCGTTCTTGGAACACAACCTTAAATGGACCGGCGACGAGGCTACCTACAACGCTGTGCACCTCCGGTTGCGGAAGCAACGAGGAAAAGCTGCTGATCTTCCCTGCGTTGGTTGCGGGAAGACCGCGTCCACTTGGGCATACGACTATGCCGCGCCCAACGAGAACCGGGACGAGAAGGGGAGACCCTACTCGCCGGATCTATCGCACTACCAGCCGATGTGCACCACCTGTCACCGGAGGTTCGACGTGCAACACATGCCATTTGTTACCTGCTCCGTTGAGGGCTGTGATCGACCGCAGAAGGCGCGTGCGCTGTGCAGTCGGCACTACCAGCAACGCAGAACGTCAGACGCGGCGCTGTGACCGGGAGCCCGGTCACTGTCCGCGCAGACGTCACCGAGTTCCGACGACTGTTCGACAAGTCGTCTCAGGTCGAGGCGAAACTCCGGACCGCCCTGCGCAGGAACATCCGCCAAGCCGCGGGTGGTGCCGCTGACGCCGTCCGGGCGGAGGTCGGGCAAGGGACCCTGCGTAGCGGGATCGGCGCGGGGGTGAAGGTCAAGGTCATGACCGGCACCAGGGCTGGCGTCACGATCGTCGCGTCATCGTCACGGATGCCCGCCGGTAAGCAGTCCCTCGTGAGGGCGTGGACCGGCCGGAAGGGCTGGAGGCACCCCGTGTACGGAACTGGGTCGTGGGTGCGGCAGGTCGGCAACCCTGGGTTCTTCGACCGGCCCATCACCGCCCGCAAACCCCAGATCCGCGC